TGGAGATGAGGGGAATCGAACCCCTGTCTTACAAAGTAATCATAATACCAGCATATCACACGTTTAGGTAAAGTTTAATCTTATTCACTTTCCAAAATAATTGGGGCCGTATGGTTAGTACAGCTTTCCACCAACCTATCAGTTTTTAAGAGCCGATAGGTAGAGCTCCGTTTTGTTCACTTCTATTTAAATGTTCCACGAGTGATGCGGAATGAACTAAGCAGCGTATGCGTACTCAGAAGCCCCAATGAATTCCATCATAGAATCAAAGGTCATAGTTGACATTTCGTCAGTTATTGTTTTGTACAGATTTAAAGACATCTAGCACTTCTGTCTACGTGTGGTACTACCATTCTCATTGCAATCAAGTCCATGGCATCCCCATATAATTATGTAAATATACGAATAATTTGTTAGAGTACCAAATCTTTCTTCTTTTTAAATTGAAGTAAATTTGGAAGATATGATTGTATTAATGGTATCTTATCAACAATAGTCTTTATTGATTTAAAATTACATTCTTTTATTTCTGCATCAGTTCCTTTTACTTTCCAATCTAAAGATGCGGCTGTATAAAATGCATTTCCTAAAAACTTTTTGTATCCTATATAATCAACTTCAGTTATTCTAGAATTAGTATCATTTGCTTTTTGAATAAAATATCTTACAATATATCCCCTATCATAATCCAAATCAGTTAATGTTGGTATATGTGCTGATATTATTCTTTCATCAAAAGTACTACCTATATTTGATATTGTGTTATATCTGTTTAAATCCATTTTATATTATATTATCTTTGTAATCTAAAGCCACCTTCTATTTCAGTTTTCCAAATCATATCAGTAATTGTATGTTTTACAGATGTTACTTGAAAAAATCCAGTTTGTTCATATGCTTTTGGAATACCATTTACTGCAAACTTATCACCTCTTTTAATACCACTCACACCATGTATAGTAAAACTAAATTTAATTGGCATTAATGCAGATACTCCATTTTCTTCTTTAACAACATCATTACCATTTTTTAATGATTCAAATACTAACTGGTCATTATATGCAGTAATATATGTCATTTCTTCTAATGTTTTTCCAAAATCAGAACTTGCAATCAAATCAATTTTTGGTGCATACCCAATTTTACTTAAAAACATTTGCATTGCCTTTTCTTTAGCTTTTTCAGCTGCTTCACTTTTTTCTTTTGCAGTAGGAGTTTTTGTAGTTCCCTTATCTGCTGGTTTAGCTTGCTTTCCCTCAATACTTTTTAAAACCAAATCATCCGAATCCGTAAAAAGTCCTTTTTTCTTTTTACTATTTACCTGAGGTTGACTTCCGTTTACTTTTTGTCCTAATCTATTTCCAATAATTTGATTCATCTTTGCACCACTAATATCTAAATCCAATGAAGCATCCATAAAAATAGAATTTGAACCAGCTACATCAAATCTATATGGAGTTCCAGATGTTTGTGGATTTACATTCATATCAACTACACATAATTCAGTAGAGCCATCCGATGAGTTTTGTTCTTGTATTTGAAAATCCCATACTCCGCCAGCTGCCCCAGATATACCATTAAGAATTTGATATAATGCATCTTTTATAGAAAAGTTTTTAGTTTCTAATATACCTTTAACAAATTGCATATTAACATAAAGGTCTTCTAAAAATCCATAAGAAAGTGCTGGTTTATTTAATCCCACAAATGTACCATCATCTCCGAATTGAATTTGTCCTCTACTTGCAACACTACCATTTGCTATTGCTTCATCGTATGGGAATCTAACCTTTGTAGTACCATCGGTAACTGAATTATCAATTACGTTTGTGAAATCGGTTTGAGCTTGGTTTTCTGATGCTTGTAGTAATGAAAACTTTGGTGTTTGTGGATTTGGTATGAACAATTTATTTTTATCAGTACTAAATATTTTTGGAAATGCAAAACACACAGTGTTTTTTGTATTTACTCTAACACTAACTAATTTATTTCCAACTTTAAATGCCTGAAATCCTATTTTACTTAAAACTTCAGATAATACTGAAAATCTTATAAATCCACTATCTCCAATAAGTTCAGTACCTTCTGGTAAATCTACTTTTTTTGCATCACCACCTTTATCTGCTGTACTTGCCCCACCTCCAAATGTAAATCCAAAAAAACTAGTTCCTTTTAGTTTTGAATTCATTTCAGCTTTTACATTTTCATCTACGTTTATATAGTTTAATGTTGATGCAAAATTAACATCTTTTAATAATTCAGTAACTTCAAGACTTTGTTTATTGGATGGTAAATTATTAAATGCCATCATAAACCTTTGCTTGCCAACATCTTGTTCAGATGATATATCAGATGATTCATAAGCCTCTGCTTTATTAGTAGTTGTTTCTTCTTTACCTTCGGTATTATCAGCTGCATTAAGAAATGCTGGCAGTTCTGTAAATCCTGTACACTTTACAGTTATTGTCCATTCTTGTCCTGTCATTGAAACACTACCACCTGTTATAAATCCTAAATAATTATCATAGTGTCCGCCAGATGCTTTTCTTTTCTTATTAACAACTTGAAATGATTGATTTTCACCAACACTATCTCCCGTTAATCTTTGCTTATATTGAGATACTCCTTTATTTGTATTCCATCCCCATTCTAAAAATATAGTATATCCAGGCTCCAAATAATACTTACACATTGTATCCAATTGTGCTCTTGTATAACAAGTTATAGAAAATGTTGCTTTTCTAGAAATATTCCCAGCTCCCTCATCAACTTCAATTGAAGTTATATTTGGTTTAGGTCTATATCCATGAAACTCACCAGATGGTGAAATAAAATTTCCATACCAAGTAGTACCAACTGTACCACTCATTGTATCATTACCATATATTGAGCCTGCTCCACCACGTGGGTCACCAAATAAAGAAAAGTTTGGATTAGATATTATTTGACAACCACCGCCTACACCAGACGCTACCCTAACCCAAGCATTTAAGTTAGACACTCTCATAGTATCTCCTTTTCTAAGGGCTAGTTCTTTTTGAACGTAATCTGCGATGTTGGAAAAATTTGGAAACGCTGACATAAACTTTATTTAATTATTTGTAAAATCGGTTACTATTTGTATATAGTTTAATGGAATTCTTAATATTGTTTCTTCTGGGAATCCTAATGGTGCATCATGTATATTATTTGCTGATGCGATTATCCACCAAAGGGTTGGGTCTTGATAATATTGAAATGCTAATGTATCCAATCTATCACCTAATTCGGTCATTACATAGACATCATCATCTCTCAATGGAATATTAGGATATATTTTTGGTCTATATACCTCTCTACCATCGTGGGTTTTTTTAGTTTCTAATTCGTAATATCTACTTTCCATATCTTTAAGTTATATTATCACTTTTTTCATAGAACTTTCCATCTACATAAAAACCTTGCATTTTTCCTGTTTTAATCAATGATTGCTTTACAGCCTCAACTCCTGTATATCTTTCTACAATTTCCTTTTGCTGCCCCATCGGCCCATCCCAATAAGAATAAGTATATCCAAATGTACTAACGTATCCTTGCGTTTGTATAAGTTTTCCATTAGCATATATTTTTCCTTCATATCCATCGCCAGTATCCCTTGCTTCAATTTTATATGTTGGTGGTGGTTCTACTTTTGGTACTGCTGCGTTTTCCAAACCAGAATTTGTTTGTGTTGCTGTTGTTGCTTGAGCAGGATTATTAACAGGTGCAGTTGCTGACACAGCATCAACCTTTGGGGTAGTTGTATTAATAGATGCCTCAGCTTGTGCGGTACTTTCTTTATTATTTGAGTCAGCTGCAGCTTCTATTGAAGTTGCTGTATTTTCTGTTGTAAACGTTGATGATGTTTCTTTACCACTTTTATCTTTTCCTTTTCTAATTTCTCTAGGTAATTTATCAAATCCATATAAATAACCATCCTTTGTATTTGATTTTGATTCCACAAAGTTTAATGTTACACTAACATCTATTATTTTTGGTAATTTGTAATTATCTAAAGATGTTGATTCCCCATTCAATTTGAATGATTCATTATCAGCCATACCCATAGCAGCAACAGGTCCAACTTCCCAAGTACTATTATCATCAACAGTATATGAAAGTTGTGCAATAAAACATTCTTTATTTTTATATAAATTTCCAATTGTAACTCTAAGGAATGGTGCAAGTACTGCTATATTTCCTGCATATCCCTGTGGGTATGCTAATGATGTCAAAAAGTTTAATCTTTGCCAAGCTGCTATATGTTGTAATGGTGTAGTTGAATATACTTTAAAATTAAAAGATACACTTCTTTCTATACCAGTATAAGTCCAATATGGAAATGGTGAACCAATAAATTTAGCCGAATCCCAACTTGGTGTTGTAGTTTCTGTAATACCAGATAAAGTTGCTCTGAAGTTTACTGATTGCTTTTTTGCAATTGATGTAAATTTTAAAGTTATAAAATCATAATCATCCAATGTATCAGGCCCTATTTTTAATTCACTACCAGCATATTGAGTTTTTTCATTTACAAAATCAGTTTTACCACTACTATCAATACCATATTTTGTTTTTAAAGTTACTTTAGGAGTTTGTGCATCTTTTAATGATGAATAAGTACTAATAGTAACTCCCGGTCTTTCAGCTGATGTTGCGCTTGTACTCATATCGGCAGTTGCTGCGGTTAGTGCTGCTAACTTAGATGATAAATCATTTCTTAATGCAACATCATCCTGCGATGAATCAACCGTCTCTGAATATTTTGTTTTACCATCGTGCTTAGATTCTACTCCGGCCGCTATTGCTTTTTCATCCTTTGCAGCCAAATTTTGTTGTCCTTCTTTTCTACCTTCGGATAACTTAGCAGTTGCATCTTTTGTTGTTGAATCTAATGTTTCTTTGGTAGATGCAAATGGATTTTTAACTGGTAATGTTTTACCTGTTAATGATATATCAGGAGCTACTTCCGGAACACCTGGTTTAGCTACGGCCGCACCTTTAGATTTAGATTCATCATTAGCAGTATTTAATCCATCTAATTTGGATGATAAATCGTTTCTTAATTTAATATCATCCGATTTAGCATCTATTGTAGATGAATATGTAATATTAGCATCTTTAGCTCCTGCAGGTGTATCTTTTTTTGTATCGCCTATTTTTGTTTTACCATCCGATATTGCTTGTTGTCCTTGCTTTTGGGCCTCTGCTAATTTTGTTTTTCCACTTTCAACTGCTGTTTTAAATTTATCACTAACACTTGAAAATAATCCACCAGGATTTGGAATATCCAATCCTTTTGATTTTGGTACTAACTCATCTATTTTTTTATTAACACGGGGGCCGCCACCTAATGCTTTTGTTTCTTGTGCAACTAAAATAGATGAAAGGTCATTTCTTTTAAAATAATCTTCATCAGTTGGACTTATAGTATCTGAATATTTTCCGGAACTATCGTATTGTACTTCTTGGTCACTTTTACCTGCTAAGTTTTGTGCACCCTGCTTAGGTGCTCCAAATAATTTTTTCTTTATTTCACCTTTAAGTAAATTTATACCTGCTCCCAATAATTGATTACCAATTTGCTTAGGAGTTCCTCTTGCACTATTCTTTAAAACTTGTCCAACTAAATTACCTTTAGAATCTCCTTTAATTTTAGCAAGAGTAATCATCGTATCAGGTTCTTTACCTGCTTTGAAATCTGCGTTTAATGAAATCTTTGTTGGTATAGTTGATTCAGGAAAAGCAATACCTAATTTACCAGCAATTTTTAATCCAAAATCTTCTGCTTTTTTAAGGAAGTTACCAACAATACCAGCATCTTGTGGGTTATTGGAATTTACACTATCCTTCATTATTTCAACTAGTCTAGTTGATTTTTTTTGAAATTTAAATATATCAGTACCATATATTAAAGGTGCTGATAATGTATTTATTATTCGTAATCCACTTGTTTCTTCTTCTAATCTAGTTTCACCTTTGGTTGTTGATATTTTTCGTCTAATTGCAGTTGCTGCTTTAAAAGATGGTTCTAATAATACCGTAGTGTTCGCACTTATAGGTAAATCCTTACTATTGCGGATATCATATTTCTGCTCAGCAGTTTTACCATCTGCTAATACTTTGGTCTTAAATAATTCTTCTATTGTCTTACCCATCGTTATCTTTTACCATATGAATTTGAACTACCCTTATCAACTATTGCCGATACTCTTGATGTAACTTTTTGTCCATCCATATTAACGGATATTTTACCAGCATTTAAATCTGCTCTTAAACCTTTTATTTCTTCAATCAATTGAGCCGTACTATCAGTCTTACCTTCACCACCACCTTCTCCACCACCTCCAAATAAGCTAGATAATCCACCCAATGCCATCAAAACAGGAAGTGCAAGTAAACCACTAATAGCAACCAATGCTAATGCACCTGCTAACATAGTTAATGCACCTGCTAATCCTAAAATTGGCATGTAATCTATTTGAGATACTGCTGATATTTGTTCCATTATAGCTGGTAGTGTTGCGGATATTGCACCAAATCCACTACCTATTAAATTCATACCAGTTCCAAATACTATCAATGCTGCACCTAAAACAGCTATACCCAATGCACCAGCTAATACAAATGGTAATATTAAACCAAGTCCAGCAGCTGCTACACCAAATAAAACCAATCCAGCTGCTGCAGCTAATACAGAATCTATATTTAATCCTTGTATTAAACTCATAGCAAATGCAAATGGTATCAATGCTGCGCCTAATATTGCTATTGCTATTGCTCCTTGTATCATAGAACCACTTGCTTTTGATAATACATATGCAATACCAGCCAATCCAACCAATCCAACCAATCCCTTACCAACATCTTCCCACTTAACCGTTGCAAACTCTTGGAATGCTTTAGCAGATACATAAAGTGCTGCTGCTAATATTAATAATGCAGCTGCTCCTTTAATTAAATCACCTGCTTTTATCTTTCCAAATTTATTAGCTTGGTCAGCTCCCCCACCACCAGGTGCTGGAGTTGTTGCAGTAGATGGAGTTTTAGCTGCAGCTGCTGCGTTTCTTTGTGCAAGTAATTCTTTTCCTTTTGAAAAACTACCACCAGCAAATTGAGATGCAGAATCACCAGGACCACCTTTACCCATAATTTTACTAGCTGCCGCTTTAACCATATTTTTTACAAACTCTGCCGATGATTTTACAATACCACCCATATTAATTCCCAACCCACTTAATCCAGTTCCCATTTGGCCAATTGCAATTAAACTACTACCAAATCCTTTAGCAACACCAGCCAATGGTCCTGTTACAAATGCAGTAGTTCCTTCCCAAAGTGCGCTCCATTTAGAATTGCTACCTTCACCAATATCAGATATTTTATCTGCATTGGTTGCCATTTTTTGGAATTCATCAACTGATAATCCCAATAACTCTGCCGCTTTTCTCTTTTGGAAGATATCCATTTTATTGAATGCTTCTATACCACCCAATTCATCCAAAGTTGATTTTACAGCTCCGTTAATATCTCCCTCATATGCTAAACCTCTTGCTCTATCTAAATTAAGATTTTTACCAAGCATTGCACCCAATTCCATCTCCGCATTAATAGATGTTTCAAAATCTAAAAGGGAATCAGTTACTTTCGTCATTGAATCCATACTAACACCCATCTTAGCTGCTGCTACTGCTGCCTTAGATATATTTAATCCACCATTTTTACCATATTCAGCAAATGCTTTTGTTGAACCAGCTACATCCTTCATTAAGGAATCAATTGGAACACCAGCCGCTTTACCCATTGATTTTGTAGCTGCTGCCATATCCATAGCAGTTGAAGCAGAACCTTCGTTCATTCTTGCAAAGTTACCAACTACATTTGCAGCTTCAGCACCACTAATACCCATATTAGTTGCCATTAAATTGGCATTCAACTGAGTACTAAATGATACATCTTTTAATCCACCAAATTCTTTTGATAATCCCTTTGCAGTTTCTTCTGCATCCTTAAATGCAAAACCTAAAGCAAATGTTGATATTTGTGCTGAATCCACGTATCCTCCAAAACTTCTAACACTCTTACCCCACGCCTCCAAACCATACCCAGCACCAAGTATTGCAGCTCCTAAAGCTCCCTTAACATTAGATGTTAATAAACTTGCAGTTTCTAATATACCACCTATTGTATCTTTTATACCATCATATACAGCTAATTGCTTTCCTAAAAAATCTTTTTGAGCCTTAGTCATTTTACCAAGACTAGCTGCCATTTTATTTTGGTCTGCTAAATTTTCAAGAATAACTTTATCTGTTTCACTTATAGTGCCTAATGTACCTTTTAAATCATCATATTCTTTTTTCAATGCAGCATGTCCCGCCACATCATCCAATGTTAATTGTGCTATATCACTATTGATATCAGCCATTTTATTTAATACTTGAGTTTGTTCAAGTGTTAATGTATTGGATGTAAGAGTATTTTTAATTCTATCTCTTTCAAATTTATTTAGATTTTGGTACAAACCACTTATACTACTTACTGACTTTTCAGCGTTCTTAAGACCATCTAGTCTATCTTGATTTATTTTTTTAATTTCCTTTCCAGCATCTGATATTATTTTTTCCTGCTCCTTCAGTGCTGCAGTCATATCTCGATTTAGACGTAAACCTTCTGCCAACAAACGATTATGCTCAGCTTCTGCGTTTGATATTTTCAGTAAGGCTGCTGCTTTTTTATTTTCTAAATCGGCCATTTATAGAATTATTTTGAATACTTTTGTATTAATTTATTAAGAGTATCACTTTCTTTTTCAATTCTTTCCATAGCATCAATTACATCCGGTGGAAATTTGTTTTGTTTTGCCTGGTCTAATGCTTTATTTATTGCATTTTGTTTTAATCCATCAAAAAATGCATCAGTAAATTTTTTAGCTGAACTGAATAGACCCTCTTTAATTGGTTGTTTTTGTTTTGACATAGTTTTCTCCTTTTATATTGTATAAATATTGGATAATAAAAAAGTGAGGATTAACGCATCCTCACTTTCGATTTACTTTGAGCTTTTTTATATTCCTCAGCTTCTTTTTTCTTCATTTCAACCAATTTATTGAAATAAAACCTTCTCAAATATACAGGCATATGGTAAACTTCAGACCAAGTAAATCCATTACTGAATTGAACCATTTCCCAAATTTGCGAATGTAATTGTATTCTATAATCAAGCGGAAGGGTAAAAAAAGTTAATCCCGAAGGGTATATCAAGCGCCTCCGTTTCACCAGTTATTTGTGATGTAAATTGGAATGTCAAATCCATATCAGGACTCATTTCCTTAACATGCTTTCTAAACGCCTTAGTATCTTTTGCTAAGAATGCATTATATACCCATCTATTGATAAATCCTCTATCAGTATTACCATCAACAGATGTAATCATATACTTCAATCTAGTTGTTACATCATATTGAGTAGATGAGTTTTTGTTTAATTTTTCTAAAGCCTGAGTTTCTTTTGTTATCTCTTGCTCATCACCATGTGTAAGTAATTTAAATTCAATTTCTTTACCACTTGAAGGTAATATGAATTTATATGAATTATTAGAATTTAATACTTCCGTATCAATATCTTTTGTTTGCACTTTACCCAAATCAATAGTTACTGCTTGCTTTTCTAAAGTAAAAGGGTCAGTCATTTCTATCTCATAATCAGCGCCATATCCTAAAATACGAGTTGCTAAAAGGATAGCGTTCTTATCACCAATGTAAATATCATTTGGATTTACACCTGGTTCAACCACAACCGATTCAAATAACTTATCCAATACAATACCTTTTTTAATAAGGTTTTGGGATGCAAGAATATCTTCTTCTCTTGCTGTCATATACTTTATCTCACAAGTACCCTTTCTTAATGGATGTCCTTCAGGATATACTAATCCTTGAGATGGTAATTCAATGGTTTCGGTTGGGAAATCATTTTGTTTTGGTGCGGTTTGCATTTGCACCTTAGTTGTATTTGTCATTTCTGCCATAACGTTGTTTATTTTGTTTGTATATATAAATACATAGAAATTAAAAAAATAGAAAGCACAAAAAAGGGGATTCTTTTGAAATCCCCTTATTTTTATTATTTTTAGATTAGAATTCTAAGATTGCGTAATCATAAGATAGTGTTAATTCGATTGTTGCAACTTCATTTGAATCGAATGATAAATCTCCAAAGTTTGCTTGAGAGATAAATGCACCTTTCAATTTCCATTGTTCAATCTTATCACCAACTGGTCCTAATAAATAGAAATCAACATCTTTCTTATAGAAATCAGCGTATCCATCTCTACCAGTAATTGATTCATGTCCTAAACGAATCCACTCCATTACCGCTTGTGCTCCAGAAGGAACGATTGGGTCATAAAGTGTGATAGTGATATCTTGCCACTCACCTTTACCTTTCAACTTTCTCTTTACGTTGATATGGTCTAAAGTTACGGTTTCAAATTGAATTGTAGGTCTATTTGCTGCCTTTACAAGATATGAAGGGATATTATCTATCTCCATCACATATCTATTTTTCATCTTCGGTTCGAAGTTCGTATAGAACATCTTATCAAACTCTAATATTTCTGCCATTTTTTATTCCTTTTATTTGTATTAATAAATATCTACTTTATTGATTTTCGTATTATGCGTTAAAACTTGCTCCAGTTGGTAAGATGTTGAAATCTATTACGATAAATTCCGCTGTCTTAGCCGGTTGTAAGAAAATTTGTCCTGCTAATATGTTTCTATCAATTACATCAGGTGTATTGTTTGATTCATCCATTACAACTCTAAATGCGTATAAACCTTGTCTTTGTTGAACTGCCTCTAAGTAAGGGTTCACAGTGTTTAAGAATCTTTGACGAGTTGTAGAAGTATTTTGTTCGAACACTAAGAAACGAGATGTTGAAGCGATGAACTTCTTAAGAGTGATAAGTAATCTTCTAACATTGATTCTATCTAAAGCTGATGCCTTATCTTGCAATGTCTTCTGTCCGAATGCTACAATACCTTGTCCAGGGAATGCTGCGATTGGGTTTACTTTATTCTCATATAGAGTATCTCTTTCAGAATGTGTTAATCTATTCAATACTGAAACTGCTCCACTAATACCACCTCTATTCAAACCAGCAGGTGCGAACCATTCAGCTGCCAATCTATCGTTTGCAGCGAATACAGCCGGCATCAATACTGATGGAGGTACACTCATTAATTTATTACTATTAGTATCAACTGTCTTAACCCAAGGGTAGTAAGTTCCAACGTAGTTAGAATCTACTGAATTTGCTTCTTCGGTTGCTTCAGTAATTGTTGCAGTTGCTGCCACAAAATCAGCGATGTAGAAACAATCTTGTCTATCTTCAACCATATCAATTACTTTTGTAGTAATAGATGGGTGTAAAGAACGAATGATACCAGGAGTTACAACTAAGTTAATATCGTATTCATCTGCATTTGATACAGCGTTAATTGCTTTTGTATATGCAATTGAACCATTAGTTGAGTTATTTGAACAGTTAAATCCTTGCGTATTTGCTCCAGTTATAGATGTACCTAAGTTAATTTTTACAGTTGGTGCGTTACCATCAAATCCATATTGGAATCCTAATAAAAATTGTCTTTTAACCATATCAGTTGCTGCCGAACCTGTCATTACATATGATAATTGAGAATCAAATGCGAAATCAACGTTTGCTCCAACCAATGCTCCAACAGGAATTGGTTTTAAGTATTGTTTGTTATCATCGGATGCACCAACAGTCTCAAAATCAAATCCAGAATAATATATAGGAGATGATGATGTGTTATTTGCCGAACCAGTTTGGTAAACTACCGCAGGTACTTTAGTTGTATCTGCTACATTTGTTACTATTGGGTTTGTATATGCTCCATGTCCAAATGGTGCTGATGAAATCGGGAATGAACCTGCCTCAGCTATTACTACTCTTACATATTTTGATTTGTTTGAGTAATCTCCATTTTCAGTTATCTTACCATTGTTATCAATCGTATTCCATCTATCACCAATTCTTCTAGCTATATAGTTAGGAGAAGCAGGGTCTAAGTTTACATTATTAAATGTTTCTACAACACTCTTTCTCTTATCAGTATCACTATATCCTCTTACAGTTACAGTGAATACAGAATAATCAGTTGCTCCATCTTCACCAGCTGCCTTTACGTTTGAAATACCAATTTTGAATTTAGTATTATATGGAGTACCATGTCCTAAAGTTACAAACTTAAATAAATCATATCTAACATTGTTATTATCTTTTTGAGATTTAACATATGGAGTTTCTGCAGAACTAATATCACTATAAATTTGTGGAGGTAATGCCGATGCTGATACAAATGTACCACCTTCAAGCCCCATCGCAGCGTTAGTGTAATTAGTTGTTGCTATATTTTTAAAATAAGCGTAAGTATATGCTGTTTTAGCTCCGAATGGAGAAGAACCAAATGTATCTACTACATCGTTAGTAGCAGTTTCTAAAATAGATGCTGATACAAATCCAAATGAAGAAGATACTACAAATGAACCAGATGCAAATCCAGGTCCTGCACCTGTTACAGTTGGTGTTCTGAATCCTACAGCCTCATCACCAGTTTCAGTTGAATATAAAACTCCAATAAGTTTTTGTCCAACCAAACCACCAGATGCAAATATACCAACAGGTAAATTTTGAGTATAACCACCAATACCACCAACTCTTACGATGGTAGCACTTCCAGCTTCTCTTAAATAGTTTTGTACTGCATATTCAGTATAATAAGTTCCATCAGGAGTTCCGAAGATATCTTCGAATTCTGATTGCGTTCTAACAATAGTTGGAACAAATGCAGGTCCTTGCTTAAAAGGTCCTATAAATGCTGCTCCAATCTCGCCTACTCCTTGCGCTAGGAAGGAAAGGTCATTTTCTCTTGTGAATACGCCGGGTGATACGATTCTTTCTGCCATTTTATTTTTCGAATTTGTATTTTAAGTTTGTAATTAAGAAAATCCAATATAATTACTTATATAAATATAAAGAAAATGTCCAAAACACAAATTTGTTTATAAATCTGCACTTTGGACATTTAAAGTTAATATTTTTAATTAAACCACTAAAGAACCAGTAGGTTCTATCGATGAACCTGATGTAGGTGACCAAGGTAAATTAACTGCCTCAACGCTACTAATAATAGATGTTTTTTCTTTTATTTGTGTGTTGATTCTATCTGATATATGGTCCCAATAGTTAGTTGCTCTATTTGAGCCACTTACATATCCTTTAATCCAATCCAATACAATTTCTTCTGTCAATTCATTGTATGGTACAAAATTATCAGGATTAATTTGGTCTAATGTAAACGGAGTTGCTCCAGTAAATAAACCATCGTTTCCATTTTCATCTATTCCTTTAACTTCCCATCTAGTACCAATTATAGCGTTATCTACACTATCATTGGTTGTTTTTTTAATTTGAGTTATTTTCCACTCGTATGTTAATGCCATAGTATTTCTTTTTAATAAATATTTATTTTTTCAAAATTATGATAATGTGTGATTAATTACTACTAATTCAAATTCATCACACATCTTTTCAGCCAAATAAGTATTGCTACCACTCCATGCATTTAATACATTGGTTGGTACATCCCATATTCCACTATTTATAATAGTATCAGGAACTGCATCAGATTCTCTATTCGGGTCTCTGAATCTTAATTCATATCTTAATCTACAATCATCCTTTCCTAAATCGTAACTCAGAATATTGGTTAAAACAACATTAATTGTTTTTCCAAATAAGTTTTTATTTTGTATTGTTGTTAGTATCATTGTGTATAAATATTTAATTATAAAGATTAACAATCTTCTAATTCAGATGCTGATGATATAACATTTCTATCTTTTAAATCTTCTACTAATTTTGCTTTCAAAAGTGGATATGCTTGTGCAAATATATCTGCACCTTGTAGAGATGAAAAATCAGCTACTGTTTTTTGATAAGACCTGCCATCAATTACTTCTGTTATAGATGCTGTCATTGGAATAGAATGCCAATGTGGTATTGCATCTACTTTTGCAAGAAATCTTTCATGAATAGGAGAACCAACTCTAGAAGCTATCGATGTTTCTATTAAATTAGCTTCTTCTTCACTCTTAAATACATTAACGTATAATTCAAGAGCTCCTTTGTTTCTATCTACAACATAACGATAAATTCTTACATAAGCTTCGTCTGTAACACCTTGAGATGTTCCTATCGTTGTATTAATTTTAATTGCCATAGTTATTCTATTTTATATATATAAATATATGGTTTTTATTCAAAACTCATTTTTTCTTTTAATTCTTTTAATTCTTTTTTAGTTTCATCTAACTCAGCTTTTAATTCTTTGATAGCTTCTAACAATAATGCTGGAATACCTCTATCTCTAACTGCCAAATAACCATCTTCACCTGCTCTTACTAAATCAGGAACAACATCTTCTATTTCCTGAGCTATGAATCCAATATCATGTCTTAACTTAGTTGTTTCATATTCGTCAGTTCCTTCTTTCCAATCATATTCAACTCCTCTCATTCTCATTACTTTTTCTAATGAGTTTTCTAAAGGTTTAATATTTTCTTTTAATCTGATATCCGATGGAGAACCATATGCAATAATGTTGTTTGATGCAATAATCACACCATCATATCTTAAGTTGATATTTGCACCACCACCTCTATTACCACTATGAATTCTTAAACCATAAGAAGCTCTTAATGCTAAATAACCATCATTCAAGTCACACAGGTCACCATCATCCGATACCCAAACACCACCACCACCATAGTTATCAAAGTTTGAACGAAGTACATAAGGTACACCAAATGTTGTAGCTCCATCTGCATCCGCGTACCATCTTGGCCATCTAGAAGACCAACCACCTAAACGGAATACGTTATCACCATCCAATCCTAAGTTAATAGCGTAGTATCCACCTTTATGGTAAGACATGAATGCACCATTGTTACCAGTAGTGTAAGCCTGTAATGTTGATGAATCCGTTGAAGTTCCGTAATATGCTCTATTGTATAAGAAATAAATTCTACCATCAACAGTATCACCACCTCTAGCAATTGCCCAGTTAGAGTAGTTACCACTATCCAACATACCTCTCCATCCAGTGAATGAAGACCAAGTATTTCTAAAGTACATTGTTGATACAGGTCCACTTGCTAACTGCCATCCATATCCACAACCATATCCACAAGTATAGTGAGCTGCTTGAACCCCTACCCAGTGTGAAGTTCCCGGAGGTTGGTTGCCCGGATTAGACCAAGTATCAAAGAATCCACTACCCCAGTTCCAAACGTTGTTTAAATCTTCAGTACCCCATCCCATTGAACCAATCCAATAGTTACTATCTCCAGTGTAGTTATTTCTACGGAAGTTACCTTTACCTGTCAAACCGATTCTCATTTTAGAGTAATCATCAGTTCCCTGCCATCTAGTAGTTCCGTTTCCATCAAAGTAGAATGATGTATCGTTTGAATCGTAGAATATAGGTGCTCTTGAACTACCAGCCATTTCAGTATATCCACGATCAATACTAAAGTAAGAATTTCTAATCCATCTCCACACCCAACTATATGAGTTATCATGCAAACCAGTAGTATTACCACCATTATTATAATCATGCATTAATGTAATCTGAGAACCAATACCCCATCCGTTCCAGCCATTACGACCACTACCCATTGTAGTTACAGTTCCATATGGATTTCCCTGATTTTCAGGAGAAACAAATCCTCTACCATATGGTTGCCAATACATACCCTGTGATGTATTCTGTCTAAACCAATCGTTTATATATACGTTTGTAAATGTAGGTGAACCATCAGTTCTTACCGATTGATTAAGATGACTACTCATCCAACCTAAATATCCTAACCAAAGGTCACCACTTCTATTGATATATGCTCTTTCCGCACCACTATCAGTTCTGAATATAAAGTATCCAGATGATTGGTGTTGGAAGTACATATGCGTACTATGCCATTGAATCTTATTATATTCACCTTGCCATCCACCCATATCACTATACAACATATAACCAGGTTGGATATAGTGATTGTTTGAGTTTACAAAGTTCAATCTTGATGTACCAGTAGGGTCTGATCTGTATCCGGTATCATTTGTATCATACCAAATAGTTGCATACATATCACCACCAGTTCCGTAATATGTGTTACTTAACCATCTATTTTCCATAATGATTCTTCTACCATTTAAGTAAGAATCATCTACGTTGAAATAGAAGTTAGAAAGATTAGTATAAATGTGAGCATGTCCAGTGTTTGCAGGTCCAAATTGAATCCAACCAGATGGAGTATTATGTCTATAACCCCAATCACCACCTGCGAAATAATAACCACCATCACCATAATCCATTGATGATAAACGAGAACGTCCATTAGGATTTGCAAAGAATGCAGTATTTTCAGAATCATAAAATATTGGTGCTCTAAATGAACTTGCTTCAGATGTGTGGTCACTATATGTGTACAATCTAGCATTACCATTATATTGAGTTTGGAAACCAGGATTAGAACTACCACCATCAACCGTAGTTGAGTTTGCTATTATAAAACCACCTCTAATAAGGATAGAATCATCCGCATCGTTTTCAGTTCTAATAACTAATCTAGAAGTTTCACCACTTACACCATTTGTTGCAGTTTCATAATAAATTTGTGCACCATCCGATGGATAGTTTACACCACTTCTAAAATCAATAGTAGCTCTACCATATGTACTACTTGCTAATAACACAAGGTTTGCTGTTCCAGAACCATAACTACTTCTACCAGTTGAAACATTACTTGCTAAAGTTAAACCTCCTAAATTAGATGTACCATTAGGGTCTAAATAATATCCAGTATCAACCCTATCATAGAATGCTGATGCGTATGCGTTTCCACCAATATAAACGTGTCCAGGCCCTTGCTCAAATCTTATTTTTTCATATGCAGTTCTATTACCACTAACTCTTGAAGGTACTGTGTAACTTCTTAATTGGTTTGTAGAATCTTCTGCAGTAATTCCAAATGTGTTTGATGGATTATCATGATACAATCCCCACCCAGTATATGGTTCATAATCTGCGAATATTGCTGTCCATCCTTCCGGAGTTACTTGCTGAATTGCTATTGCTGCCCCAGAAGATGAAGTACCACTTGCGTTTACTAAAGTTGCTGGTTTGTTATACGTTGCATGATTTACTGAACCAGCTACGAGTATTGATACACCAGTATCTGCAAAGTTTGCATAATAAGCTGTATTATCACTATCATAAAAGTATGGTGCTCTCCAATCGGATGTTGCTGTTCCAGTACCAGTTATTACCATACCACCAGCAAAACCTATACGAGAATAAGTTGTACCATTATTTCTCATTGCTAAGTGATGGTCATATCCACTTCCATACTCATAACCCAATCCGTACATATTACCGATTGGCCAGCTTTCACCAATAGTCCAAATTACTTTTGAAGCAGTACTATTGATGTTATAATCCCCCATCAAACCACCATTATTATTACTAACAAGGTAATTTGAATATTTCATTCTACCATTAAAAGTTCCAGTATTTAATTGCGAATCAGATGCAGGGTCTAAATAATACCCGGTACTAGTTCTATCATATACAATATCCGTATAAAATGCTCCAAAATTATAAGTGTCACCATTTGGTTGTATTCTAAATCTTTCCGAATTATTATATGCAATTCTTAAGTAATTAGATGCCCCACTATCTACCAATACATTGAATCTATTACTTTGGTCAGATGAATATAGATTTAAATGGTCATTCCATCCAGAACCAGCTGCAATAATATCAGTTCTTCTAAGGGTAGATGTACCATTAACATTCACATTACCTTGAAATGTTCTATTACCAGGCACACTTACTTTTATTACTTTCCAACCACTAATGTATGTAGTTCCACCACCAGTGTAGTTAAATAATGCTTGAGGTGTCCAATATTTTGTTCCACTTCTAAATTGTCCAGTAGATGTACCAAATCCTGTAATATACCCACTTACTTTAGTCCAAGAACTACCAGGGTTAGTATTTGACATTACCCAATATCCAAATGAACCGGGATTACCACCCAATGAAGTAAATGATTCATTGTAATCAATAGAACCCATATAGTGAGTGTTTGTTCCAGATACACTTCGTATCCAACACTCCATATAGTAAACATCGTTTGTATCTACTGGAATATAAGGGAATCCACTACTATAAGCCCCACCTACGTTTACACCACCTACTATTGATATAGCATAACCACCAGGTGCAGTTGAATCGTTTACCCAAGTTACGTTACCACTATTAAAATATGCCTGTAATTGAGTATTATTCCAAATTGGGTCAAACTCAAATACAGTTTCACCAGTTGTATAATGTCCAATAGGATATCTACTACTATCAACTCTAGATTGGTCTAATGCTAAACTACTGAATCTTGAGTATGAATTAGGGTCTAAATAATATCCGGTACTTACCGAATCGTAGAATATTGGTGCTCTAAAATCACCAGTTGCTGCTGCAGTACCACTATTATTTACTGTAAATCTCCAATCACCAAGATAAACTCCCCACAAAGTTGAAGTTTGTGCTCCCATAAAGATATCAGAACCTCCATTATATGATAACCATACACCAGGAGAACCAGTATTTAAATATGGAGTTCCGTTTCCGTCTCCAATACTAATTCTATTTGAAAATCTAGATTGATTAAATCTTACAGTATCACTTGTACGAACTGCTTGATTTAAATAATCTGCGAATTGATAACTATCCCATAAGTCCGCATCAAGTCCACTACCAGCCCCGTCATTTCCATCATCCCATACTCTCCTCCAAGCTTGCGATGTGTTAATTGCAGTTGCGCTAAAACTTCTATAATACATAGAAGCGTTAGAACTAAATCCTAATTGACTATAGTAGTTACCAGGATGTCTATTAATTGTTATAACGGTATTTGAATTATCAGTAGCCGGAAATAATCCCGAAACACCATTACTAATCTGAGCGGTATATATAAGAGTACCATCACCAACTTGCGAAAGTAAATCACCACCATCAACCAATCTAGTTGCAGCAGTTGCTGTACCAGTTAAAGGTCCAGTTATACCTGCAAAAGTTACACTATCAGTTGTACGAACATTTTGGTTCATTAAATGAACTTCAGTTGCTCCTTGTCCACTATCAACAGTTCCACTAAGAACTAAATTACCAGCTATGTATGTGTTATCGTCGTGATACCATCTATCACTACCTTCATCCCAATAAAATTGTTTTGTTGCTGCATTGCCTCTCTTAACTTCTATACCAGAGTTTTCAGTTGGGGCAGTTGATGCTCCAATATCTGCGTTAAGTGTAATAATATTATCACCTACGTTAAGGGTTGTTGTATTAATATATGTCGTTGTACCACTTACAGTAAGGTTACCACTAATTGTAGCATCTCCAGTTACTGTCAATGTACTACCATCGAATCTTAAATTTGCTTCAACGGTTGCGTTTGGTGCAGTTCCATTTAATGTGATTACACCATTATCAGTTGTACCAGTTAATGAAAGTAATCCAGAAGAACCAGACGTACCAGACGTACCAGAAGTTCCTGATGTACCACTCGTACCAGAAGTTCCTGATGTGCCACGAGTTCCAGAACTTCCTGATGAACCACTTGTGCCAGAACTTCCTGATGAACCACTTGTTCCAGAAGTTCCCGAAGTTCCGCTTGTACCAGAAGTTCCCGATGTACCACGAGTTCCAGAACTTCCTGATGAACCACTTGTTCCCGAAGTTCCGCTTGTGCCGCTTGTACCACTACTACCACTTACTCCAGAAGTTCCTGATGTTCCAGAAGTTCCTGATGTTCCAGAAGTTCCACTACTTCCACTAACTCCACTTGTCCCAGAAGTTCCTGATGTTCCACTTGTACCACTACTTCCACTAACTCCACTTGTCCCAGAAGTTCCTGATGTACCGCTTGTGCCAGATGACCCACTAATTCCAGAAGTACCTGATGTACCTCTCGTGCCAGAAGTACCACTCGTACCAGAAGTTCCCGAAGTTCCATTCGAACCACTAGCTCCAGAAGTACCTGATGTACCAGACGTTCCCGAAGTTCCGCTTGTACCAGAAGTTCCTGATGTACCTGCACTTCCCGATGTACCAGTATCACCTGTTCTAGAAAAACTTATTGTTAATTGAGATAAGTTTGGTGGTAACGTTCCTGCTACATAAGCAACAGGTATTTTATAATAACCAGCAGCTACTGTTATAGCTCCTGTAATTCTAAATGTATTATTTACAGTACCATTATCTCTAGATGTTAATGTTAATGTACCTCTAGCCGATGTTGTTGTACTATCATCCCAAGTATCATACCAACCAGTTTGTGTATTACCACTTTGGTCTAAGTTATCAATGTATAAAAAAGTTACTGAACCTATTGTAGCATTGTTATATTGTACTACTCCATTACCAGGATCAGAATCAGTTATTGTTGTTGAGAAATTATATTTTGTTCCACCACCTTGTCCAGAAGTTCCTGATGTACCTGATGTACCAGAAGTTCCTGAGGTGCCGCTTGTTCCAGAAGTTCCTGATGTGCCACTTGTACCAGAAGAACCTCCAGTACCACTAGCTCCAGAAGTTCCTGATGTACCACGACTTCCAGAAGTTCCCGATGTACCACTTGTACCGCTTGTGCCAGAAGTTCCTGATGTACCACTTGTACCAGCAGTTCCACCACTACCACTAACTCCACTTGTTCCAGATGTACCACTAGTGCCGCTTGTACCACTACTTCCCGATGTACCTCCCGTACCATTCGTACCACCTTGTCCTCCAGCTCCTGTTATACCACTTGTACCAGATGAACCAGAAGTTCCTGATGTACCAGATGTACCAGACGTTCCAGCCGTACCACTTATACCGCTTGTTCCCGATGTACCACGAGTTCCAGATGTTCCTGAAGTTCCATCTTGCCCAGATGTTCCACTACTTCCAGATGTTCCCGATGTACCTCCACTTCCAGATGTTCCCGATGAACCAGATGTACCCGATGTACCAGAAGTTCCTGATGTACCACGTGTTCCAGAAGTTCCCGATGAACCATCTTGTCCAGATGTACCACCACTACCAGAAGTTCCTGATGAGCCCGATGTTCCTGATGAACCAGAAGTTCCTGATGTACCAGAAGTTCCTGATGTACCAGAAGTACCACGCGTACCAGAACTTCCCGATGTACCAGAAGTTCCTGATGTACCGCTTGTTCCAGAAGTTCCTGATGTACCACTTGTTCCAGAAGAGCCGGATGTTCCACTACTTCCGCTTGTTCCAGAAGTTCCTGATGTGCCGCTTGTACCAGAAGTTCCTGATGTGCCGCTTGTGCCAGATGTTCCAGAAGTTCCAGATGTTCCAGAAGTTCCTGATGTACCAGACGTACCAGACGTTGCTGCTGCAAATCTTCTACTAATTCTTCCTGTTGTTGTATTAAGAACTAATACTTCATTTGTTGTATTATCGGTTGGTATTGTATCTCCGGTTACAAACATTGAACCACTTACACTAAGAGAACCAGTTATTTCTTGTCTATCAATAACGTTGTCACCAAATTTATTAGAACCAGATGAGAATATTACTGAAGATGATATGAATGTTGTATGTAATTCGGTTGTTGTAATTTTGCCTCCTACATTTAAGTTTTGGCTTATTACAACCGAACCAGTTATATTCGAATTTCCGTTTACTGCCAAACCATTACTAACTCTAAGTGAACCAGTTATGTTTGAATTTCCGTTTACTGCTAAACCACCACTAATTGAAGTTGGTACATTTACAACCAATCCAGTATTTGGTGAAATTATTGCAGTTGCTGAACCAGATTTAATTCTATCAATATCACCAATTGATGTAGCTGATATATTAAATAATCCACTACCGTCTCCTCTAAATAAAGATGCAGTTATGGATGATGAAACATTAAGTGAGCCTGATATTTGAGTATCTGCCTTTAATTGTAAAGGATTACTTCCAAATGAATCTATTTCATCCGTTTGTATTTTGGAAGCACTAAAATTTCCAACAACATCTACTGATTGTGATGAAAAACTAGCTATTCTGCTCCCACTTACAAATAAAGAAACTGTATCTTTATTTTGTTGATTTAAACCATTAGGATTGTTACCCAAATACTCCATTATCTAAAACTTTATGTTATTTCTAAAACCGAAACAATTACATCTGCCGAATTTGCTAACGATGATGTCACCGAAATAAAATCAGTTGCTTCTAATACCAACTTTTGTTCTCCACCAACTAATACATTTGAGCTACCAGGCATTACTAATGCATCTTTAACTAAATAAACAGCTTTGTTAGCTGATGTATCTCTCATCATTACACTTACTGAAATATTTTGTGATACAGAGTTTGCTATACTAACTCCTATAACTGTTGTTGATGTTGCGGCAGGTGTTTCATATACTTTCACACCATTCGTTCCAACAGAACCCGTAATACTATTTTTAAATGCGTTTGCCATTTCTTTTTATTTTTTTATCCTAATGCTATTGCAAAAGCTATTGCCGAATCCAATACACTTACACCATCTACCAAATACCCACCAGCTGTCAGATTCATTGAACCCGTCATAATTATAGAACCACTAACAGATAATTTATTAGTTACATTCAAATTACCAAATGATGCTTGTTGCACATCAATTTCTCCTTTAAATGAACCAGTTAAAGAGCCTGTGAATGAACCACTTAAATTTGCGTAAGCAGATGAGGCTTGAGTAATTGAGCCAGAAAATATAGGACTGTGTATAATCATTTATATTTATATACTTTTGTTATAGGTATAAATATAAACTATTTTCCTTTTAAGGTTTCACCGGCCAAGTTATACTAAATGGATTAGTTTGAGATGTAATATCTCTTAAAGATTGTCTGTATTCAGACCAAATTGCTTTTGTTTCGTTTGGTATATCTGCTAATTGTGTCCAATCACATTCAGATAATAATCCATTTCTAATTTCTCTAACAAAAAACCATTGATTTTCTATTCTATAATCAATTTCAGCTTGAGATGCATTAGTTTGAATCCAATTTTGATAATACACACCATCCGTTAAAACAGGAGTTCCTTCGATAATATTTTTTGTGTAATCATTTGGCATTGGGGTTGGAGTAACTACATACATACCCCATTCTGCTAAAAGTTCATTTGTTAAATTAGCATTAGCAGGAAAACTTACATTAGGATGTGATGTTCTTAACGTAGGTATATCGTATGGATAATTAATTGTATCATCTATTATTCTTAAATACATATTATTTAAAGTTTACAGGTATTGATGCGAAATTTGATAAACCAGTACAATTGTTGAATGCATCAGTTCCGGCTGGTGTTGGTGTTCTTAACCACAATGTAGGTGCAGTTCCTGTCAATGCATTTGTTGTAGAACTCATATTATATAAATTAGTAAATGTTGTTACATTTGTATTATTTGTAAATTGTAATACATTTGTTAATGCTCTACAATTTCTAAATGTACCAGAAAAACTAGTAACATTTACGTTTAAATCAAATAGTGTAGATGGTACTGATGTTAATCCAGAACATGCAAAGAAACAAGATGCAAAAGATGTTACCAATGGTACATTATCAAATAATCCAGTTGGTACTGTTGTTATTGTTGATATTGATGAAAATGCACTATTAAATGATGTTACATTTGGAGAAAAATCAAAAATATCTTCTGGTATTGTTGTTATTCTAGTACCATTCATAAAGTTAGTAAAATTAAGTACTTCGGATAAACCAGTATATCCACCAACACCACTTAAAGATGTACTACCAGGTATTGCTGTTAGATTTGTACAACCATAAAAGTTTATAGTTCTTAAACCAACCGTACCCCATTGTACTAATTCAGTAATAAGAGTTCTAATTCCAGCATTATTATTTACAGCAAACCCAGGCATAAATCCACTTATAGTAATTATATAAGTTCCAGCACTTACATATGTATGTACTCTATCTACAGAATTACTTGCAGTTATTATAGGTGAATTTGCACTTCCATCACCCCAACCAATTGTTAAAGATGGAGTAATTCCACCAAAATCAACTAATGGAGTTGTAAATACAGTATTAGCCGTAGTTGTTGTTATTTTAAAAACAAATGGATATTCCTGCGAACCATCTTGTGATACTAATCTTCTAAATATTCCCATAACTTTAAATATAATATTAATTAAAATTCTTACCGCCTACAAATCCATAATATGTAGTACCACCATTAAATGTGTAGAATACTAATACATCCACACCACCAGATCCTGTTAGGACTGGTGCATTTGGTCCATTAACCCAATCAATATTAGCAGGCCATGTCGGAGCATATGCTCCAGCGTTTACAGTTACTAAAGTAAATCCAAATGCGTTTGATGCAGGTGGGTTAGTAAATGTTATTGTTGGTGAACTATTAAATTGTCTTCTAAAATTGTTTGCTGTTGATAAATCTAAATTTACACTACCACCAGTTCCTAAATCATTATAAGTTTCTCTAAATGTTGTTGATGTAATATATGTAGAAGATACTATATTTCCAGTTACAGATAAACTAGTACCATCAAATGTAAAATTGCTTTCAACTCTTACATTTGGAGATGAACCTTCTAAAGTAAGAACGCCGTTATCAGTAGTTCCACTTAAAGATGCGAATCCAGATGTTCCAGATGTACTAATTGATGCAGTTCCAGAAGTTCCAGATGTAAATCCTGCAGGAGATGTACCTGAAGTTCCCGAAGTTACCCCATAGAATGATGTACCAGACGTACCAGCACTACCACCAGTTCCAGTTGTACCACTACTTCCAAAGAAAGTTCCATCCAAACCAGAAGTACCACCACTACCACCACTTCCAGACGTTCCAGAAGTGAAATTCGGAGGAGTTGTACCAGAAGTTCCCGATGTACCTGATTCTCCCGTAGAACCTAATGCTCCACTTGTACCGCTACTACCAAAGAATGTACCATTTAAACCAGATGTACCACCACTACCAGATGAACCAGAAGTTCCATTACCACTTGTACCACTTGTACCAGAAGTTCCTGAAGACCCAGCAGTTCCTGTTGTACCACTTACACCAGATGTACCACTACTACCAAAATAAGTTCCATCAAATCCAGATGTTCCAGATGACCCAGACGTTCCAGCCGTTCCAGCCGTACCAGTTGTACCATTCGTACCAGAAGTTCCTGAAGTTCCCGATGTTCCAGAAGAACCAAAGAATGTACCATTCAATCCGGATGAACCAGAAGTTCCTGATGTGCCAGAAGTTCCTGATGTTCCAGAAGTTCCTGATGTTCCAGAAGTTCCTGATGTTCCATTAGTTCCAAAGAAAGTTCCATCTAAACCAGATGTACCAGATGTACCAGAAGTTCCTGATGTGCCTGATGTACCTGTTGTTCCTGATGTACCATTTGTACCATTTTGTCCAGAAGTTCCTGATGTTCCATTAGTTCCAAAGAACGTTCCATCTAAACCAGAAGAACCAGACGAACCCGATGTTCCATTACTTCCAGAAGTTCCATCTAATCCACTCGTACCATCGAATCCGCTCGTACCACTTTCACCAGAAGTTCCAGATGAACCAAAGAATGTTCCATCTAAACCACTTGTACCAGATGTACCAGAAGTTCCCGATGAACCTCCAGTTCCTGTTGAACCATCAGTTCCCGATGTACCAGCTTCTCCCGATGTACCATTTTGTCCAGAAGTTCCTGAAGTTCCATTACTTCCAAAGAACGTTCCGTTTAATCCGCTCGTACCACTTTCACCAGAAGTTCCCGATGAACCAGCAGTTCCTGTTGTGCCATTAGTTCCCGATGTACCATTAGTTCCAGAAGTTCCAGACGTTCCTGATGAACCAAAGAATGTACCATCTAAACCAGATGTGCCAGATGTACCAGCAGACCCAGTTGAACCATCAGTTCCAGACGTACCAGCCGTACCAGTTGAACCATCGGTTCCCGAAGAACCATCAGTTCCACTACTACCGTTTGTACCCGAAGTTCCATCTATACCAGAAGAACCTGTTGTACCCGATGTACCTTCAGAACCATTTGTACCAGAAGAACCAGATGAACCAGCAGTACCAGTCGAACCATCAGTTCCACTACTACCATCAGTTCCACTACTACCATTTGTGCCAGATGTACCATCTATACCAGAAGAACCGGTTGTACCGGATGTACCTTCAGAACCATTTGTACCACTAGTGCCAGACGTTCCCGATGAACCAGCAGTTCCCGTTGAACCATTCGTACCAGAAGTTCCATTTTGACCAGAAGTTCCACTAGTCCCATCTATTGCAGATGTACCAGCTGAACCAGTTGTACCGCTTGTGCCAGACGAACCCGATGAACCAGCTGTACCAGTTGAACCATCCGTACCAGAAGTTCCCGATGAGCCAGATGAACCAGCAGAACCTTCAGTACCAGATGTTCCCGAAGTTCCATCAGTTCCCTTTGAACCAGATGTACCTGCTGAACCCGATGTACCAGTTGTACCTGATGAGCCAGCGGAGCCTGACGAACCATCCGTTCCCGAAGTTCCATCTTCTCCAGAAGTTCCCGATGTGCCAGAAGTTCCCGATGTTCCCGATGTGCCAGAAGTTCCCGATGTACTACTTGTACCACTACTACCATCACTTCCAGAAGTTCCCGAGGTACCAGACGTTCCTGATGAACCCGTTGTACCAGAAGTTCCCGAAGTACCGCTTGTACCACTACTTCCGCTTGTACCACTACTTCCCGATGTACCAGAAGTTCCTGATGTACCGCTTGTTCCCGATGTGCCGCTTGTTCCCGATGTGCCAGATGAACCAGATGTACCATCAGTTCCCGATGTTCCAGAAGTTCCAGATGTACCACCCGAACCAGTTGTACCGCTTGTACCAGATGACCCAGATGAACCCGTTGAACCAGATGTACCATTCGTACCATCACTACCAGAAGTTCCCGATGTTCCAGAAGTTCCTGATGTACCTGCTTCTCCAGCAGAACCAGAAGTTCCTGATGTACCAGAAGTTCCTGATGAACCTCCACTACCAGATGAACCTGCCGAACCTCCACTACCAGCACTACCAGAAGTTCCTGATGAACCTCCACTACCAGATGAACCAGCAGTTCCGGATGAACCAGCAGTTCCAGATGAACCAGTTGAGCCCGATGAACCAGAAGTTCCTGATGTACCTGCCGTACCAGTTGAACCAGAAGTTCCTGATGTTCCAGAAGTTCCCGATGTACCTTCAGAACCAGTTGTACCCGATGTACCACTACTTCCAGAAGTTCCCGAAGTACCGCTTGTACCAGAAGTTCCTGAAGTTCCTGATGTGCCAGATGAACCTGATGTACCAGCTGAACCAGTCGTACCACTACTTCCAGATGAACCAGACGAACCACTACTTCCAGAAGTTCCAGATGTTCCTGATGAACCCGATGTACCCGATGTTCCAGATGTTCCAGATGTTCCCGATGAACCAGAAGTTCCTGATGTTCCAGAAGTTCCTGAAGTACCCGAAGTTCCATCTATACCACTAGTTCCAGAAGTTCCAGAAGTTCCTGATGTACCAGACGAACCACTACTTCCAGAAGTTCCCGATGTACCAGATGTTCCAGAAGTGCCGCTTGTACCACTACTTCCAGATGTACCAGCCGTACCACTACTTCCAGAAGTTCCCGATGTTCCTGTTGTACCAGAAGAACCAGATGAACCATTTGAGCCGGATGTACCAGAAGTTCCTGATGTGCCAGATGTTCCCGATGAACCAGAAGTTCCCGATGTGCCAGATGTACCAGCAGTTCCATCAAATCCAGATGTACCACCAGTTCCAGATGAACCAACTGCAGCTGCTATATTTCTTCTTTCTAATTTTTTTGTTATATCATTCCAAATAACAACATTCTCAGATGAACCCGTTGGTAATGAATTTAATAACATACTACCACTAACACCCAAACTACCACTAATAGTTAAGTTTGCATTAATGTTACTATCTTTGTTTACTTGTAAGAATGATGCTGTATTCACACCTTCCGCATTTAAAGCGTAAAGAGCGTATGAAGCGGTGAATGCTAAAGATGCAGTTCCAACTAACATTGAAGAAGTTTGTGAACTAAGTAAATCACCAATACCACCACCAGCGCCCCCACCACCCAATATCGTTACCAATACCCCATCTGAACCAGATGGTGTAACGCTTACACCACTACCAGTAAAGTTAATTTTTGCAGTTTGTGATTTTGCTAATGAGCTTGTGTAATAAACAAATAATTCAGTACCACCACCTGCTCCTGCATTTAATGCATATGATGCAGTTAATGCGTAAGAAGAACTTACTGCTCTAAATACAGACATAGAAGATGTTTGGTTATTTCTTACAAAATTTTCCAAATCACCCAATGCTGCCAATGATGCTGAATTAAATCCAACAATACTTTCAGCGATACCAGCTCTAACTGCATATGATGAAGATAGTACATTTCCAAATACTCTATCACCAGTTATTGTACCATTAATTAACGAACCACCGCTTCCAATTACAACGTGTCCAGAAGTTAATCCAGCAAATTTAATTTGAATAGTATCTTCATCAATTGATTTAACAGTACCAGGTAGGATTTGGTCTTCAGAACCAGTTGCGTACACCTGAACCATAGGATATAAAATTCCTAAGTTGTGCACAATTGTTAAATCACTTACATTACTAAATGATACAGTTTCCGTTAATGTTGTTTCAGGTTGTGGTACAAAATATCCTCTATTCTCATCGTATCTTAAAATATCATATTCTGCAGATGCGGTTGGTCCTACTCCTTTGAAATTATATGTACCTAAGAATGAACCACTAATTAATGGAGAGAAAATATAATTACTTCCAGTAATACTATTTGCTCTTAAATTTTTATCAACATACATATCACCATAAAAAGATGATGATGCGTTTACTACGAATCCATTATTAGGCGATATTGATGCTGTAAATGAACCACTCTTTAATATAAATGTTTCAAATGATATATTTGCTAAACTAATATTTGTTAATCCACTACCATCGCCATAATATGCTGAGCCACTTTCTACTACAACATTTCCACCAGTCACAAACAATCCACCAGTAACACTTAAGTTACCAGACACAAATGTTCTAGTTCCAATTTGCAATCCTTTGTCTGGCGATATTACTGCCTGAACTGAACCTGATTTAATTCTATCTAATTGTAAATCCTCTAATGCGTTTGCAGGTATATTAAATAAACCACTACCATCACCATCATAACGAGATGCGGTTATCGGAACGTTTACATCAAATTTATTTGGGTCTACTATTGCTCTACCAGATCCAGAAATAATTCTATCTAATTGTAAATCTTCTAATGCCGATGCTGGGATATTGAATAATCCACCACCATCTCCTTCATAACGAGATGATGATATTGAACCACTAATAATTACAGACCCAGTAAATACAGAACCATAATAAGAACCTGAATTAGAACCTACACTACTAAATGTACCAAGAGTATTAACAATAAATTGTCTTCCACTTTGTACAGATGCCGTTGCCGAACCACTTGATATCAAAGGTGCTGCCGATGCCTGTACATTAGTTAATTGAGAACCATCTCCACTAAATGAAAATGCTCTGATACTACCACTAACATCAATTGAACCCGTAAATCTAGAACCAATAGCTGAACCAGTTGCTCCAGTTGTTACTATGAATGTATCACCACTTGCTACCGATGCCGTTGCCGAACCACTTGCTATAAATGGTGCAGCTGCTGCTACAACGTTTGTAATATATCTACCATCACCAATAAAGAATTGAGATTGTAAACTTCCACTAATATCAACACTACCAGTTATACGAGTACCAATTTGATAATTAAGACCAGAACCAGTTGCTCCCGTTGTTACCACAAATGTATCACCACTCGTTACAGAAGCTGTTGCAGAACCACTTGCTATCAATGGAGATGCTGCTGCTACTACGTTTGTTATAAATCTACCATCACCAAAAAAGAAATTAGTTGCTCTAATACTTCCACTAACTTCAATTGAACCAGTGAATTGAGAACCTAATTGAGAACCAGTTCTATCAGTAATAACTTTAAATCCTTCATCAGGTGTTACAGATGCTGTTACAGAACCACTTTTAATTTCAGTAGATATTAATGCATCTTCTGTTAATGCTGAACGAGGTATATTTCTTAAATGAGTACCTTCCGCATATATAAATGAAGATGATTCTATAAATAATCCGCCACTATTATCGTTAATATAAACACTACCACTTACTGATATAGACCCAGTAAATTGTGATGCAATTGATGCCGTAAATATTCCAGCCTCACCAAATGAAGATGTAAACGGAGTAATAACTCTAAATCCAAAGTTAGGGGATACCGATGCAGTTACAGAACCCGATTTAATTTCTGCTGATATTAATGCATCTTCCGTTAATGCTGCTCTAGGAATTTGTCTTAAGTAAGTTCCTACAGCGTATATAAATGATGATGAATCTATTAAAATACTACCACTAAATGATGAACCACTTTGAAATGATTCAACAATAAATCCATTATTAGGAGATACTGATGCAGTTACGCTTCCACTAGCTATTCTAACTGAATCTTCAGTTATAGCAGAACGAGGGATATCAAATAAGCCCCTACCACTACCACTATACATTGAAGCGGTAACATTACCAATTACTTTTGTTTCTCCAATTAATTTTATTTCAGCAGGTATTACTATCGAATTAACAATATTAATAGGACCTGCCATTGATGAGTGTAATTGGCAATTATAATATAATAAATCAGGAGAACCAGATGGTGGGGTGAATGATATTATACCATTATCATCCCCATTATTTGTTACACCATTATTATATATATCTCCAGTACCAGTAGATTGTACTGTTTTTATCAAAAATGGGTGGCCACTTGCATTTATGTTAAATGTGTAATCTACACCTCTTACTAAAGTTAAAGTTGGGTTTGAACCACTTATTAATCCGTTACTAATATTATAAAGACCACTACCTTCATTTGTTACAATAATTACTGTATCTATATCATAACTAGGGGTATTTCTTGCAGATGATGATACAATAAAACTACCATCAAATCTAGAATGAGTATTTACTTCAAATCCTTCAGTTGGTGATATTGATGCGGTTGCACTTCCACTAAATATTTTTGTTGAATCTATTGCTAAATTAGCTAATGTAATATTATTAAGGAATCTACCATCCCCAATAATAAATGAACCACTCCTTACAAGCACACTACCGGTTATATTTACACTACCAGTAAATTGAGAACCACTTTCTGCTGATTTTACTATGAATCCAAAGTTAGGAGATACTGATGCGGTTACCGATCCTGATTTGATTTCAGTTGATATTAATGCATCTTCACTAAGAGCATTTCTAGGGATATTTCTTAAATAAGTACCCTCACCATAATATGCAGATGATGAATCCAATATTAATGAACCAGATGTTGTAGTTACTCTTAAACTTCCAGTAATTGCAACACTACCAGTAATTCGTGAACCATTTGCTGCAGATTCTACAATAAAACCTCTATCAGGCAATGCCGATGCCGTTACACTTCCACTTGCGATTCTAAATAATTCTTGAGATAGTGCTGAAAATGGTATATCGGTTAAACCAGCACCACTACCACTAAATACGGATGCTGATACACCCATTCTAAATAATGAACTACCACTTACTTTTAAACTACCGCTAAATATAGAACCACTAATAACAGATGTTACAAGAAATCCAAAATTAGGTGAAACTGATGCAGTTACCGAACCACTAAAGATTCGTGATGCATCTAAATCAGATATTGCTGCGGCTGGGATATCAAATAAATTTCTACCACTACCACTAAAAGATGAGCCAGATATAATAGATACAGATCCAGATATTTTTAAACTACCAGTAAATTGAGAACCAATGGTTGGCGATACTACTACAAATCCAAAATTAGGCGATACTGATGCGGTTACACTACCACTAGATATTCTAGATAATTCAAATGATAATGCAGATTGTGGTATATCAAATAATAATCTACCACTACCACTAAAAGCAGAACCACTTCTAGCTTCAATATTACCACCAGTTACAAATAAAGAACCGGTAAACTGCGAACCAAATTCTGCAGATACTACTCTAAATCCTTCATAATTTGGATTAACAGACGCAGTTACAGAACCACTTGCTATTTTTGTAGATATATCCGCTGGTACATTTCTTAATCCACTACCATCACCAGTAAATGAACCTGTGAAAAAGGATGCGCTAACCGCAAATGCTTTTACACTTCCGCTAACATCAATTGAACCCGTAAATTGAGAACCAAATGCCGAACCAGTTGCTGATGTTTCTACTCTAAATCCAAAGTTAGGAGATACTGATGCTGTTACAGAACCAGATGCTATTCTAAATGCATCTCCAGTAAAAGCAGAACGAGGAATATTGAACAATCCACCACCATCACCTTGTATAAATGAGCCACTAAACGAACCAGTAAATTCTCTTGCTCTTACATAATCTCTTACATATAAACCACCACTAATTGCAGTATTTCCTTCAAATAAAATTCTATTTGGTAATAATATTGCATCTACAATATTAATTTGCCCGGCCATTACAGAATGGAATTGACAATTATAATAAAGTGTATCAGGTGAACCTGCTGCAGGTGTAAATGTTATTATACCAACATCATCCCCATTATTAGTTACGCCTGTATTATATGTACTTCCCGGCCCAGTAACATTTGCTGTTTTAATATAAAAAGGATGTCCTGATGCATTTAAATTAAATGTATAGGTTACACCTCTTACTAAAGTTAATGTAGGATTATCACCTACAGCCCCACCAGTAAACACATATGATGCAGCTAAATTATTTGTTACATTAAAAACATTATTTATTGATGCAGTTGGAAATATTTCAGCAGATGATGATACAACAAAACTACCACTAATAGTTGAACGAGTATTAACTCTAAATCCAAAATCAGGACTAATAGATGCACTATATGAACCAGAAAATATTAACGATGTATCTAAATCGGAAATTGCTGTTTTAGGTATATTAAATAACCTAGCACCACTACCACTAAATGACCCAGATGATAATTCAACACCACTACCCGTTATAAAAAGTGAACCAGTAAATTGAGAACCACTAGCAACAGAAACTACTACAAATCCAAAATTAGGAGATACAGAAGCAGTTACACTTCCACTAGCAATTCTACTTGATACCAACGACTCAATATTAAGTGCAGATAGTGGAATATTAAATAATCCTTCACCACTACCACTAAAAAAGCCAGAACCAGATGGTATTACTATATTTCCAGTTACAAATAAACTTCCAGTAAATGTAGAACCACTTAATGAAGATTCAACTCTAAATCCAAAATTAGGAGATACCGATGCAGTTACACTTCCACTAGATATTAAAGTTGCATCTTCAGTTATAGCAGAACGAGGAATATCAAATAACCCAGCACCACTACCAGTAAACATCGATGCCGAAACAGGAAATTGAAACGTTGAAAATGTATTAACAACAAATCCAGTATTAGGAGCAATTGAAGCAGTAGTAGAACCACTAGCTATTCTAGGAGCATCTTCAGTTATAGCAGAACGAGGGATATCAAATAAGCCCCTACCACTACCACTAAACATAGATGCCGATACTCCAAACTGAAATGTTGAAAATGTATTTACAACCAATCCAGTATTTGGTGCGATTGATGCGGTTGCAGACCCACTAGTTATTAATGTTGCCGTTAATGCAGGTAGATTAAATAAACCACTACCATCACCTCTAAATAAAGATGCTGATATACTACCAGTTATTCTAACACTACCAGTAAATTCAGAGCCACTTATTATAGATTGTACTCTAAATCCAAATTCAGGAGATACCGATGCCGTTATTGAACCAGTTGATAATCTTGTAGCTTGAGGTAAGTTAAATATATCTCTACCATCTCCAAAGAAAGAACCTGTAAACGAACTACTAATTGATTGAGATGCTGTTATATTATTTACAACAATCGATGAGCTAACTAATACAGAACCAGTAAATTCTTGCCTATCATCATACTTGTCACCAAAAATATTTGAACCAGAAGAATAGATTACTGAAGATGATATATAACTTACAATTATAGTTTCCGCATAAATTGTATCATCTACATAAAGGTCACCCTGAACTCTAGTATTTGTATTAATTACTAAATTATCTTGTTTAAAAGATGCCGTTGCCGAACCACTTGCTATAAAAGTTGCCGCGGGTAAATTAAATATATCTCTACCATCTCCGAAATAAGAACCAGTAAATGAACCGGTAAATGAACCAGTGAATGCACCAGTTACTCTATCTAAATCTAAACTTCTTACAAATCCTCTATTACCCTGGTCATCCGAAACTACAATAGCAGGATTTGTTAATAGTGATGCAGAAAAGTTAGGAACACCTAAATTCGGCTCTGCTTGAGATAAATCCAAGAATTGATACCTGTCAGATGTTACATTTTTCGGGCTTACAACCCTTACCCTGCCCGTTAATAGATTACTTATTGCCATGCGTTACTTTCCAGCTTTGTTATAAATATAGAGAATCCCTTATAAATATCAATCAATGATATTATTGTTATTCATTCGCACTTTCTAACAAAGAAAGAACCACAGTTAATTGAGTTGAACCAGAAACAATAAATCCGTATGTTTCTTCTAATACTAATTTACCAGAAACTACCGGTGATAGTGAATCAGCTGGTGGTATTGTTACGTTCGTCACTAATCTTACAGCTTCTTGCTCAGCAAGTACAGGAGATTCAATTGTAGCTTTAATAACGTCTACCAAAGAATTTACAACATATATAGATGCAGAAACTCCAGCGTTCGTTCCGTTATTAAATGATGTCAATACAGATTGAGTAACTCCACTTTGAAATAATAATGGTGAAAGTGCAGAACCAGTTACAGATTCGTTTTTTATAATTTGATTTGATAATACTTTTAAATAATCTAAAGCAAATATAGATGCAGAATATTCAGTTGAATCAATTAAAGATACACCATTTTTATCAAAGTATGCTTTTGCTGCTTTATTTGTTCTAATTGTTGTGTTATTAACAATATCATATTTTATTGCATCCACATCATCCAAAGTATTTTGTTCAAAGTAAGATGATATAAAAGTAAATGGAGTTTCTGATAAACTATTTTGGTTTTGTGTATATGCTGCAATTTCTTTTCTTAAAAATTGTCTATTTGCATTTAATAATAAAGATGCACTAGCAAAACTACCACTAAAATTTAATAAATTTACAGAAGAACTTATAAATGAACTACCACTATATACATTTCCAAATTCAGGTACAGGTATTTCTTTATTTGATGTTACAAATATAGTTACGGGTTGTGTTACCAAACTATTATTTGTAATTTGACAAGATAACACAATAGATGATACACCTGCTGGTGTTGTATAAATTTCATCGGGCTCTCCAGTCAATCCTGTTACTACTGACTGAAACCGATTTAAGGGTACAAAAACTTCTGCCATTTCTTTTTATTTTTTATTTTCTTTT